AATTTGATGATTGCCATTTTGATCTTGACCACGTTCTCCATTTTGGCCTTGATCTCGTAGGAAACGATGGCCGAGCCGAAAACCCCGCCGGCAATGGCGATTTCCGCCGCAAAAAAGGTGATGTCCATGCCAGCGACGGATGCCGTGGCTCCCGCCACGGACGAAACGGCGAAGATGATGCCCGTGGTCAGCACCAGCTTTTTGCTGGTCTCCATTTTTTTCGGCGCCTCCGGGGGGTTGCCTCCCTGGAGGCGCCGGATGGTCTTGCGCTGCCGCTCAATGATCCGGCGGGCCCGGAGCTGCGAAAAAACCGCCCCGGCCAACACGGAGGCCACGATGACAATTAAAATTTTCATGTCATCCCCCTGTGATACCGATTTTTGCGAATATGAAGCCGATGACGATGCTGATGACGGCCGTGATGACGTGCCCGGCGACCTTGCGCCACATTTCGCCGTCGCGCCCTTCCAACGTCTCCAGCCGCTTTTCCTGTTTGCCCTGTTCTTTGACCATGCTCTCGACGCTGGCGGCCAGCTTCTCGACCGATGCGGTCAGGGCCCCCAATTCGCGCACGCTCTCCTCCAACAGGTCGAGCCGCTTGTTCTGGCGGTTGTTTTCGTCCTCCAGCCGCTTGTTTTCGGCCTCCATGCGGCGGGCAAATTCTTCGTGCTCCTGCCGCGTGAGTTCGCTTCCCATGCTTGCGTCCTCCTTTCCCGGCGATGCCGTACTATCCAAAAAGGGGGAGCGCCCGGCGCTCCCCCTTTTTGGTCAATCTTCCCAGTCGCCTACGAGCTCCCGGAGGCGGTTCTGCGCCGCCAGGGCTTCCTCCTCCCGTACCTGCGCCCCAAACTGTTCGATGATGAACGCCTGGGCCTTGATGATCTCGGCCTGTCGGATGCAAATGTCGGTGAGTTCGGCGACCAGCTCGGTGTTACTCATTGCCGGCGTCTCCCTGGGCGGGCTCCTCCGGCTCCGCGGGGGCCTCCTCCCATGCCTGCGGATAATCCGCCGGGGAGAAGTTGGTGTCCGATTTGCACCGCTGGACGGTGCCGTCGGTCCAGATCATGTACTCCCCGGCCCGGTAGATGTCGTGCGCCCCCTGGACGGGAACGAAGGGGCGGGCGGTCTCCCGGCTGGTGCCGTGGAGGGGCCGGTTGAAGGTGTACCACGCCGGCGATCCGGGGCGGATGTCGGGATAGGTGGCGTTGTCGTACTCCTGGAAGCACTCCCACGTCTGCCCGTCCGCATTGTAAATGGCCCCCTTGGCGTGCTGGCCCTCCTTCCAATCCGGGTAAAGCCCGGAGGCCCGGATGCGCTTGTCGTCGGTGTCCACGGTCTCCCCGGTCAGGGTGCAGCGGGAAATAAAAATCGCGCTGGAAAGCGCGTTCAACGTCTTGCTGTCCATTACAGATTAAGCCCCCTTTCAATGGCCGTTTCGATGGCACCCACCCGCTCCGCAATGGGCGCGGACTTGTCGATGATCGTGTTGTGCCGGTCGATCTCATACCAGGTGTAATGGTTGCCCTCTGCGTCGGTGTCCTGGCCCACCTTGCGGATGACCCGGAAGCGGTCCGTCCGGGTGCTGTCGGGAAATTCCTGGACGACTTCCTGCCAGCCGGCGAGGTCGGTAAATTCCGGCCCCTTCGTCTTGAGGGTCTCCTCCTCTGTCAGGCCGCTTGCCCCGAAGATATATTCCATGTGATGCGCTCCTTTCGCGTGTATTTTCTAACCACGTCCTTCAGCTCCCTTTGGGCTCCTTCGACATTCATGCGTTGATACACGCCGACGTGGTTACAATGCCGAAGCTGTCCGAGCCGGGATAACAGGCCGGCGGCCAACCTCCGGGAAATGCGCCGCCCCTGCCGCTTGCGCTTGCGGTATCGTGCCAGCCCCTGCTTCAATCGGAGAAGGTTCCGCTTGCGGAGGAGGGTGTACCCCCGGCCGAAACGGTAGCCCAGGGCTGCCGGGAGCCTGGACGCCGTGGGGAATATCTGCCAATCCCCTTTGACCTCCAGGCCGATTTCGGCCAGCCATGCCCGGATTGCCGCCAGGAGCTTCCGCAATTTCCGCTTGTTCGGGCCGAAAATCGTGAAATTGTCCATATACCGCAGGTAATGGCTCACTTTATACTCTGCCTGGTGGATCATTTGGTCCAACGGCTGCAAAATGGTATTTGCAAACCACTGGGAGCAATAAATCCCGATCAGGACGCCGTGCTCCACGACCCGCTCCACCAACGTCAAAACCCGCCGGTCCTTTATGAGCCGCTTCATCCTGTCCACCACGAAGCGCGGCTGGATGCTGTCGTAAAAATGCCGGATGTCCAACTGCAGGCAGTATTTGGTCCCCTTGCGGTCATTCTTCATCCACTTTTTGATCGTCTTGACGCCGTAATGGATGCCCCGCTTTTCGATGCTCCCGCAACAGTATCGGTCCATGCCCTTCATCATGGCCGGCTGTAAAACCTGCACCAGGGCGTGGTGGACGTACTGATCCGGCCACAAAAGCGGCTCATTGATGTCCCGCCATTTCCCGGCGCTCCTGTCGTACCGCCGTTTTTTCAACGGCGG